CATGCACAGTCGTGCATGTATTTGTCTATGATGCTGCTTGGTGGCCTTAATGTTTGGTGCATCATTCCAAACGTGTCACATTGATTACCCCTTTTCAATGTAATTGTCATGATAGTGTTGTATGTGGGTGGGAGGAACAACAAAATCTTGGACTCTATGAAGTTCGCCGTTCAAAATAGCTTCTTCAACTTCAAGCTGTTGCTTAATAGTGATGCCATAAAGGCGTTCATACAACAGTCTAGTGCTGAATTGAGGGTTGAATTGTTGCAATTCAAATTCATCTGGCGGGCTTTGATGATATCCATCATTGACAAAGCGTGGTCTGACACCTCGAGTCACACGAAGTCCGTATGAAGCCAGAGCAGAGAGGATAGGGCATTGTGGTGTTTCATACTTAATTGACAGACATTTGGCTCGCAACAGTTCGTCCATGATCTTTGGGCCTGCATTGATGAATGAACTGGTCCATGAGAACTTGCTGAGCGACCTAATTGGGTCCTTGATAATTTCATGACTATCTGAGAATATGTTCCCACAAAAACTTGCTTCCCGTGGATCTTCAACCACTTGTCCTTTCGAGATTAGCCCAAGCTTAGTGAAATCAGAATCTGGGATGTCTTCTGTGCAGAGGTAAATGCTGTCATCACCTTCGACATATCCCCGAATCATTCCGCCTCTTTTGTGAGCAAGAAACCGCAATACCATCATATTTGTGAAACCGTTACCTGATGACGTGGTCATTTCACCACTCATTCGTCTGGCCAAGACTGTGGCCTTGACACCATTCTTCATTTTCATGTTGTTGACGCCTGCAACTGCGTTGATTAGAACATCCGCCCGTTTCCCGTACAAGTGTTTGTACAGAAGACATTCACATGCTCTCATCAGTTCAACACCAATTGATGCTTCGAATGATGTATAATCCTTTGCACCATACCTCATGCCAAAATTAACGAGGTCGTCAATTTTCTGAGCTCTTTCATTAATGGGTATGGTCTTCACAAACCACAGCCACCCATCTATCTCTGTACCAAAGACAACTTTATCAATACCTTTGCACATGGGCCCAACTGCAACTTTAAATTCATCAGTTCGTGAATTAATTAGTCGGATATGCTTGTATTCTGTATATGCTTCAATTTTGCTATGTGTGTCAATGCGTGAACAAGCTTTGTTACTTATCTCACCATTGTTGTGAGTGTAGATATCCCTAAGTGTAGCCTTACGTTCTTCATTGTATGACGTTGACTGCAGCCAATCTTCAAAGGGCATGATGTCAATGTCTTTGGGATAATACTTGTCAAGGGTTTGCTGCACAAATTCCTTGAATTCAGCTAGTGTGTCTTTGTCAGGGGGTGGCACATCTTTCAAAATTCTCTTCATAAAACCTTGTCGCAATGTCTCATCATCATTGCCGTCCATGCATATTGGAGCAAAACCAGGTAGGTAAACTTTCGTGAGTAACCTAAATAATTTTCTCCTGGGCCTGCGCCTGCCTGCCGTTTTGAGGGTCATCTTATATTTTGAGGCAGTGGCACTTTCGTTGGGTGGTGCTATTAGAGGCACTTCGCCAACTCTTGCTCCGACAGCATAATACTTGCCGAGCTTGGCCTTGTCATGGAAGATTTCTGAAGTCGACTTTGAATTTCCAGATTGTCCAACGCCCGACTTCTTGTCATTGGACCAGTCTGAAAATTTCCATCATCAAGAACGTAGGCCATAGTAACTAGCATGTCACCAAGGTCAAGTTCAAGGCGAGAATCATCAGGAATGTTAAGGCGAGTGTTTCGCCTGATGATCTTGGGTAAGCTGTCACGGATCAAATCAAAATTGTACGGCCTGTTTAACTGCTCAACAGTGTCAGAGACTCTGTGTGGACAGTAAACAAATCTACGCTGTTCGAATGTATATATCATTGACAAAACTTTAATGAAAAGAAAACTCATCACTTTGACAACCAAACCGCCAAATTTCATTGTCTTGTGTGTGGACTTTAAATGAATTGGGAGTTTGATATTGCGTTGTTTGATGATATTGATAATTTTGAAAAGAAAATTAACGTGATAGGATTGATGACAAACAGTGACATGACTCATGTGGGAGCATGGATGTTCCATTAATGATATGATGAGTCTGATCAAAATGTCAAGGACTAGAGCACCGATTGCAACTTTCAATCCGAGCACATGGAGCAGAATGGCCGTTTCTACGATGCAAAGCGCTGCTTCATATTTGCTACTGATGATGAGATTGAGGCTCTTGCCCATTGTCCTATTTGCCCAAAATTGGAGTAGCTTAATTGGTAACGTAACGAGACTCATCGTGCTGATAACCTGATTGTTGATCAATGTAAGAGCAATAAAGATCAAGCGTATTGCCAAATAAAAGGATTCATTGAATCTAATCGCACTGATTGTCAGTGCATCATAATTGATTGGTTGTTTACAATGGTCTACAATCCTGTCACTCATAACACGTTTGTCATATTTGGTGTCATATCTACCATAATCTACGTTCCAGTCATGGACAGTTATGTTGCCAAATTGGATCTTGAGGGCAGCTTCAAATGAGGCAATTTGTCTATCATTCTGAATGTGGTAACCATCAAGTGGTATTTTCTTCTGCTCTTTATCAATTTTCTTGCCTTCAATCTTCTCTTCAAGTTCTTGTTTTTTAAGCTTTGATGTGAACTCACCAACTTCATCATCTTTTGTAACTGATATAGTTTCTTTGTGTTCTTCGCATTGTTTTGGGATTGTGGTTACAGCTGTACCAGCTGACGTGGCACCACCAGCTAGGTTACTCGGGCGTACTATATTAAGTTTGGTTTTTGAACTTGTGACACCACCCATTGAAAAATTTTGGCTGGTAGGAGTGATTTGTCTGTCGTCGCGATGTGAATAAGAGACTTCATTCCCTTCGGTTGTGGTGCACTTAGTTGGCTTATGACAGAGCTTGCATGTTTTGCCCCTTGTAACATGTTCCTTGGTCAATTTGTCAATGCAACTGATTTTGAGATCTTCCCATTTGACATTGTAAAAATCAAAAGTGCTCTGGACAAAATCTGAATTGTTAATCTTACCTGTCGGGATTAAATTATCATGTACCTTTCCTTTGTGGTCGGGTGGATATATCACATGGCCTGACTCGTTGCAAGAGCACAAGCATGTGTAACTGGGGCATTGACCATCACAAACGTGAAATTCACATTTGTTACGCGCAAATATTTCAGCAAATTCTTTTCCTGATGGCTTGCGTTTATCAGCGATCTCATTGAAGGCTTGGACTATTGGGCATGGTCCTGGATTACTTTCAAGACCACTCTTCAGAAGTTGATCTTCAATTATTGTACCGGTGTCTATGCCAACCTTACCATCCAAAGGCTGGAGGAGCAGCTGAAATACTTGCCCATTGAAAAACTTTCCATTATTGTCAACAGCACCTGTTACAGCAAAAGACCTTAATCTCGGGTCACTAGTTTTGCGTTTGGCCCACCTCAGTTCATATGAGATCTCAACACATAATTTATAAATAGTCGATGGGTTGAAATTAACTGGTACCAGATGCTGGCTAAGGCGTGGTAACGATGTGAATGGCAATTCAGAATCATTTGCCTTGCAAATTGAGTGGAAGAACATATAGCATGCGATTGCCTTATCTATTTCAGCTTGTGTGAAATGTTCTTCATTTTTCTTGTTCGGTTGAATTGGTCTTGTGTCAACTACAAGTGTTGTTAGGTGGTTTCTTGAATAAATAGTAGCCTCACGGATCCTGTTCCTAGACTTACCATATTCAATGCCAAGACCTGCGGTGAGTGTGCCCAGTTCACGACTATAATCGCGAACTGAACCTTTGCTTGCCGCTATTTGGCTGCGCTGTGTCCTAATTTTCCTACTATACTTAGGATCAGTGACTTTTATATCTTTCTTAGCAGTTTGTTTTCCAGCTTTGCCTATAGCAAAATGCCTGTCATCCTGTAATCTCTGCTTAATCTGGTCTCTCTTCTTTCCTGCCATCTTGCGTGAATACCAGCTTTCCTCAACCTGCGTATTCAAGTTCTTACGAACAAACCTATTGTGCTTGTTGCGTATCTTTTGACGTGACAAACTGGTCACATCAATACCAAGATCATTAAGGTCCTCAATCATGGCCGTGATCTTCTCTGTACAGCCATCATCTAGCCCATTTTCTGTATGGGCGACATTGCGGTCTTTGTTTTTGTGGTCAGGGAGACTAATAAAGGCGGCCCTATGTCTCGGTTCGGGTGGCC